CTGGGACAACGCAAGGAATGACTTCCTTGAACTTGAGTATGAACCTAAGGATGCCCACCTAGAGTACAGTCTGGTCTATATCCCGGACTTCAGACTACCTAATGGAATCCTCGTGGAGGCTAAGGGATTGTTCGACAGTACTGACCGAACCAAGATGCTTAGGGTTAAACAAGCGAACCCCGAAGCTGACATACGGTTTGTGTTCATGGCTAACAACAAGATTAACCCTAAGTCTAAGACACGCTACAGCGACTGGTGTGAGAAGCACGGCTTCAAGTATCACATTGGTCGAGAGATACCTGAGGAGTGGTGGCATGAAGATACCAAGTGAACTGAAGAAAGTCCCTGCAGTACAACGATGGGAGAAACAAGTTGAGAAAAGCAAACGGCGCAAAGGTGTACGAGCTAGAGGCAAGAACCCCAAGCGGGACAGTGGCTCTGAAGGTGGTCATAAAGCCTAGCCTACTGGCCCCTGATAAACAAGTGGTGGAACTGGTGGTAACGGAGACTGACACTAAGGGTCTGCCGTTGCCACCGGGCACAACCATTGATGATTCCTTTGGACTGTTGGACATTGTCTTACGTAAGGCGGGACAACTGAAGGCAAGCTTCACGGCTAACCCTAATTTATCTGGAGGTAACCATGGCAAAGGGATGTGTTGACTTCAGTAACGACAACGAGTACTACACACCGAAGGCTCTTGTGGATTTCTTTGGGCCATTCGCGTATGATCCAGCCACCACCTCTGACAAAGCAGCTGAGCTAGGCATACCATACTATTCCACAATAGAGACTGATGGCTTATGCTCAAACTGGCTAGACTATGGTAGCATATGGATTAATCCTCCGTTTACTCATAAGCACCTATTCCTTAATAAAGCGGTGGAGACTTACCGAAAAACAAAGGCGCACATCTGTATTCTCCTCCCTATTGAATTTCTAACAACGCACAGGTTTCACAATAGCGGTGCTACTGGGAGACTATTCATACCGAAAGGTCGAATAAGATTCCAAAGCGGCTTGGGTAAAGACTCCAGAGCACCTGCCTTTGGGACTGTAGTTTTAAGATTAGAGGATTCCAACAGCGTAGAACTGTTGGACATATCAGAATTGAGGTAACCAATGAAACTAAATGTAACAATCGATGAGAAACAGGCGCTTATTCCCATGCGTGATACCAAAGTGGGAGACATCTTCGTCTTTGACCTTTGGGGCGAGACTATTGTTGGTCTGAGAGTTTTCGGTGGTCGTGTTGTCGCCCTAAACACCCCCAACAGGACTTGGTGTTCAGTCCACGGAAATAACCTCCCAGTACGTCTGTTACCCAGCGGCTCTAAAGTCACCATCGAGGTGTCCTAAGATGCCTACCTATGGATACCGATGCCCCGCGTGTGGGCATGAGGATGAGGAGTTCCACAGTATCAAGGACGAACCGGCGATCCCGTGTCCCCAGTGTGGGACACGCATGGATAAACTGGTGAGTTCCGCTGAGTTCAAGTTCAGGAATCCCCGTGGCGTCTTCAAGATTGAGAACGCTGCAACCCCGGACAAACAGGAGAAGTTCACATGAGTAGACTTGTAGTTGTAGACCTCAGAGACCTTAGAGACCTAGTGGATGCAGCTGATCAAATGGCAGCCCATGAAGACGCAGGTGTTGACAACTGGTCTGGTAGGGATAACATCGAGTGGCCCGATGAAGACACTCTGGACGAAAGAACTGCTGCTTACATCAAGGGGTACCTCAGTGAGTAACCTCTACGCAATCGTTGAGAACGACCGTGGTTCACGGGTCACCCGCACAGGCCACAAGCGTCTTGAGGCTAGACTTCAGGGTTGGGACTTCGGTGTCTACACCGTGATCAACCAACTGGACAATGGCCAACAGGAGGTGCTGGTGTATAAAACCGGCGGCTCTAATGGTGGTAGCACCAAGGAACTGGTGACTAGCTTTCTGTCACCGAAGGAGGACGTATGAAAACACACCTGCCGTGCCCTGACTGTGCCTCCAGTGATGCACTGACAGACTACGGCGATCACACCTACTGCTTCAGCTGTGGTGCCCACCGTACTGAGGGTTCCACTGAGGCTACCCAGCTGGAAGTCAGCGGTAACCTGATTCCCCAGGAACTGCTGGACATCCGCACCCTTAGCTCCCGTGGTATCAGTCGTGCCACCTGTGAGAAGTTCAACTATGGATACCACGGTGACAAGCAGATCGCATGTTACTACCACCGTGGTCACTTGGTCTACCAGAAAACCCGTACAGCTGACAAGAGGTTCAGTGTGTTGTCTGGTGATACCGGTGGTGTCCCCCTCAAGAACTTACTCTTTGGTCGTCACCTCTGGGGTGACGGGGGCGGTCGCCGATTGATTATAACCGAGGGTGAGATCGACTGTCTCACTGCCTATGAAGCCCTAGGTCGCATGGGCTTCCACTGTGTGAGCGTCAGTTCCGGCGCTCAGTCAGCGGCTGAATGTCTCAAGGCTAACTTTGAGTTCATCGACAAGTACGCCGAGGTGTACCTCTGCTTCGACAATGATGACCCAGGTCGCAAGGCCACTGAGGCTGTAACCAAAAGTCTCCTCGTGGGTAACATCTTCCTGATGAACCTGCCACAGGAAACCAAAGACCTCAATGACTTGTTCAAGGCTCGGGGTGCAACTGCAGTCACCGAGGCCTACCATACGGCAACTAAGTATAGACCATCGGGTATCCTCACAGGTGCTGACATCATGTCACGTGCTTTGGAGAAGCCAACCTTTGGTTTCCCGTGGCCGTGGGAAGGACTGAATGAGACTACCTACGGTGTGGACATGAACAAGTTCATAGTCATAACTGCAGGTTCTGGCGTGGGTAAGACCACGGTATTCAAGAGTCTTGAGGCGCACTTCCTGAAGAATCCAGAGATTAAGCTGGGGATCATTCACCTTGAGGAGCCAGTCAGGGACACAGCCAATGGATTACTGGCACTGCTGACTGGTAAACCATTTGATCTACCGGACTCAAGTATTACTGATGATGAACGAAGGGAGGCTCTACATGAGCTTACTAGAGATGAACGGTTGGTGGTCTATGATAACATGGTGGGCTTCGATGAGGACGCCATCATGTCAGCCATCCGATACCTGGTGGTTGGACTAGGGTGTAACCTAGTGTTCCTTGACCACTTGACAGCCATCACGGATCAGTACGATCGTGAGGTTAACCAGAGAACCCGCAACCTGATAGTGAAACTCGGTCAACTAGTGGCCGCCCTCCCGTTCAGTCTGTTTGCCATAAGTCACATACGCAAGGCTGACGGTAAACCTGCCGAGGAAGGTGGGCGTGTCCACTTGGATGACATGCTGGGTGCCAGCGCATTGAAGCAGTGGGCTCACTATGTGTTTGCTATTGAACGAAACAATCAGGCTGAGGATGAGACCGAGCGTAACTCTCCCCATATACGTCACCTTAAGAACAGACCACGAGGCGAGTTCACGGGGACTATTCATCCACTGATATTCGACACGAAGACAAGGAGGTTAGAAGAACGACGCTATGGTAGACCTGTTGAAGTTGCCTCCTTTGATTTTTGACATAGAGACTGATGGTCTACTTGATACTATCAGTAAGATACACTGCATTGTCGTAGGTGACCAGCGGTTTCCCCCCGAAAAAGTGGGGGAGGCCGTGGCTCTCCTGCAGAATCACGACGGGGTAATCGTTGGTCACAACATTGTGGCCTTTGATATCCCGGCGATACAGAAGTTCTATCCGGGGTTCAACCCACAGCATGTCCTTGATACTAAGGTGTGGGCACAGTTGGTGTGTCCCGATGTATTTGACCTGACGATGAAAACCTATAGTTGGAAACGTGCGACACCCCCGAAACTTTGGAATAGCCAGAGCCTCAAGGCTTGGGGTTATCGACTGGGCGTACTGAAGGGTGAGACCCCTGACTCTACGTGGCAGACCTACAGCCCTGAGATGCTGGAGTATTGTGCGCAGGATGTCGTGGTTACCACAGCTCTCTATGAGGAGCTACTCCAGTGGACAACCAGTCCTGAAGCAGTGAAGCTTGAGATGGATGTCGCTAGGATTATCCAGAGACAGCATGAGTACGGTGTGTGCTTCGACAGGGAAGCTGCGGAACGCCTCAGTGCTCGTCTCGTGGACGAAGTCGGGGCTATCCTTGCTGAGTTGCAGCGGGCATTCCCACCGAAGCAGAAGTTGGACAGGGTGTTTGTTGCCAAGGTGAACAACCGTAAGCTGGGGTACATCAAAGGCCAGACGGTACGTAAGTACAAGACCGTGGAGTTCAATCCGAACTCCGGCGCCCAGATTGCGGAGCGTCTCAAGGATAAGTACGGGTGGGAACCCACAGTATTTACCGATAAAGGTAATCCTCAGATGGACGACGATGTACTGTCTGACCTAGCCAAGACATTCCCTGAGGTAGAACTAATCCAGAAGTACCAGACAGCCAACAAGATACTGTCGTTCCTTGTGGGCGGTGAGAAGAACTGGCTGGGACTCATTAGGGACGACGGTAGAATCCACGGTTATGTCAACAGTTGTGGCGCTGGTACCCGCCGTATGACCCACAATACACCAAACCTAGGACAAGTCCCTAGTTCCCGTGCCTACCTTGGTCACGAGTGTCGCTCTCTGTTTCACCCACCAGAGGGATACCTTCAGGTTGGCGTTGATGCGGAGCAACTGGAACTCCGTGGGTTAGCCCACTTCCTCTACAGGCATGACCATGGTGTCTATGTTCACGCTGCCATCAGTGGTACCAAGGACGACGGCACGGATATCCATAGTCGTAACGCTAAGGCCATCGGGGTCGATCGTGACTTAGGTAAGACCGTGTTCTATGCTTATATCTATGGTGCTGGACTGGAGAAGCTCGGGCGTATTGTGACCAAGAGTTGGGACAAGAAGAAAAACATAGTTGCCGGACGTAAGATCAAGTACCGTCTTGAGAAGAACCTACCGGCCATCGTCAAACTCAAGGAAGAAATTCTATCTGTGGTCAAATCACGGGGCTACCTGCTGGATGCTCAGGGTCAGATGTTCCGACTCCGGTCAGAGCACAGCTGTCTCAATGAGTTGAACCAGCGGCTTGGTGCCATAGTCATGAAAGTGGCTCAGGTGGAGTGCGATCGTACCCTACAGGAACGGGGGTTAGTCCCCGGTAAGGACTATGAGTTTATGCTTACAGTCCATGATGAGTGGCAATTCGCGGTGTTACCCCAGCATGTGGACACAGTGAAGACTGTGGCGGCTGACTCTATAGCTGTCGCTGGAGTGACACTTGGCCTACGGTGTCCCCTAGCTGGCAACGGTGACGTTGGTAACACCTGGGCCGATACACACTAAGGAGGTGTCTGATGTTTAACACAATTTATACGTTGGGACTGGTGTTCTTTGGCTTGGTGTACTTAGGAGTCCTGAACTTAGTCCAGAGGCTCCCATGATTGGTCTCATTGACATTGACATATTGATTTACCACTTTGGTACCTCTGTAACCGAGGTAGACTTCGGGGAATCCGAGGTTATCGTCGGCGACATAAACCTGGGTAAAGCCAAGGACGCCATCATGGATAAGCTCAAGTTCATCAGTGAAGACCTCGGTCTCGACGGGTGGTACTGGAGTATGGGCAATGGTGAGTCTTTCCGTAGGACTCTTGACCCCAGTTACAAGAGTCACCGTAAGCCACCCCCCGAGTCTATCACCCAGCTCCGCCAATGGTTCCGTGAGACCTATCCACAGTTGGAACTCCATGGTTCCCTTGGTCACGAGGCTGATGATGTGCTCGGGTTGGCTCAGGAACCAGATGGCTCTACCGTGGTAGTCACCCGGGACAAAGACCTCCTGCAGGTACCTGGGTGGAACTACAATCCGATCTCTGGAAAACTACGATGGATCACTGAGCCTGAGGGCTTCAGTTTCCAGCTGTACCAGACTTTGGTTGGCGATAGTGCTGACGGCTACAAGGGTTGCTGTGGTATCGGCGAGAAGCGTGCAAGGGAGCTGCTGACCCACGCGTGGGAGACACTTGGGTTTGACCCAGTGAAACTCCAGCAGGTTGTACACTTTGTCTTCCTTAGTCAAGGGATGACTACAGCAGACTATGTACTGCAGACCAAAATGGCTACAATCTACAGAAGAAACCTGCAGCCCATAGTCGAGAGTCTACCCAACGACTACATTAAATTCCTAGGAGAACTCAATGGACAAACCAACGATGGATTACCAGACGTTAATCCACCAGATGAAGTATGCTCGGTGGAATCCTGAGCAAGGACGAAGGGAAACATGGGATGAAACCGTGGATCGCCTCCACGGTTTTATGCTGGAGAGGTTCCATGACCTCAAGATCGAGTCCACCATAGACCAGATCGTGGATGCCATAAGGTCTAAGGCTATCATGCCCTCGATGAGACTGCTGGCTATGGCAGGTGAGGCCGTCAAACGTGAGAACCTCTGTGCCTACAACTGTAAGTTCATGTTGTTCAACAGCTGGCAACGCTTCGGAGAACTTATGTATAGTCTAATGTGTGGTACCGGGGTTGGCTTCAGTGTTGAACAGCAGTACATTGATCGCTTGTATCAACCTAAGAATTACCACGGTAACCACGCCCACATAGTCTTTGAGGATTCTCGTGAGGGATGGGCCCATGGCTACCAGCGATTCCTCACAGCTCTCCTCGCTGGTTACTATGTGACCTACGATACCTCTCAGGTTAGACCTGCAGGGTCTCCCCTGAAGACTACAGGGGGATACGCTAGTGGCCCGATGCCACTGGTTAACCTCCTAGAGTACACACGGCGTCTTATCGGAGAGCTGATGTCTCGCAGAGTTAGACCCATTGATATTTACGATCTGGCCACCAAAGTAGCTGACGTTGTGGTTATGGGTGGTGTCCGTAGGTCAGCCTGCATTGCCTTCTTCAGTCCTGAAGATGAGGACATGTGGGGAGCCAAACGGATGCCTGACATTGGAATGCACCCTCACCGACACAATGCGAACAACAGCGTCATGTTTGAGACCGAGGCTCAGGCCCTGCAGTACCTCCCGAAGCTCCTGAGTCAGGTAAGATCCTCGGGTGAACCTGGGCTCTCTATCCGTAGTGTACTACTAAGAAAACTACAGGCCTCTGGTCGTGACCTTACTGATGCTATCGGGATGAACCCGTGTGCTGAGATTATCCTTCGGGATGGTCAAGTGTGTAACCTAACGGAGTACATCGCCAGACCTGAGCACACCGTTGAACAGATGGCTGAGTATGTGGAGCTGGCGACCATCATGGGAGTACTCCAGTCTCTCCTCCAGAACATGGACTTGAGTATGCTGTCGAGAACTGTCATGCACGCTATGACTGAGCCACTACTTGGTGTGAGTATCAGCGGGTTAACTGACGATCCTTCACTACTGAGGGGACGCTGTGAGGCCTTAGATTACCTACGGTCTGTCGCTAAGGACACTGCGGTAAAGTGGGGGAATCGACTAGGAGTCGGAGAAATCACAGCAGTGACCTGCGTCAAACCTAGTGGCACCGTGAGTAAACTTGTGGGGTGTAGCCCCGGAGTCCACCCGTCATTTGCTAAGTATTACCTTAGCAACATAGGTGTCCCACGTGACACTCCAATAGACATTCTACTTAGGGAAGCTGGAGTACCTGTGCGTCACGAGGACTCCACAACTGTGATCTACAGTTTCCCGCAGAAAGCCGGGGATAAATCCTTAGTCAATCCTTCAGCCCTCCAGCAGCTTACCACATGGCGTAAGGTCAATCGTGCATGGGCTGACCACAATGTCAGCTGTACTATCTATGTGCAAGATCATGAGTGGCCTGATGTAGAACAGTGGCTCCGTAGTCACATTGGTATCGTAAGTGGCCTCACGTTTATTCCAGCGTTTACTCAGCTGGATCACGTGGCCTACATGCCACTTGAGGAAATCTCTCGCGAAGCTTATGAACAAAAGGTTTCAGCATGGCCGGACATAAAGTGGCGCCTCTTGAAGGATGACATAAAAGATATAACCTCAGGACGAGAGTTCTCCTGTACTTCTAAGGAAGGTTGTAGCTTATGAAGAATCCTTACGAAATCCTAGACGAAATCAAACGGGTGTACCCTAATGAGCTACCTCCGCTAAAAGACTACAGCCCCGATGCTGTACTTGTAGCCATCGGTAGACAGGAGGTGATACGTCTGTTCCAATCCCTACTCGAAAGGAGTGACTGATGTGCGTTAGTAATCCCGTAGATATCTTTAAGCCACACAAGTGGTTCAAAGCACCTAAGATAGATATACCTCAGATTGTCATGCCCGATGCACCACCTGCGGCTCCTCCCGTGGCACCTCTCAAGGTACCCAAGATTGCCAAGTCCACGGGTACCACGGATATCCGCTCGTTCTCGCAGAACCTTAGCCCAACCCTAACGGATATCCTCGGACTAAGCATTCCAAAGATGCCCCCGGGCCTGAAGATACCTGGAGTTAACTGATGTTAGACAACCAAAAGAGTAAATACCTTCATGTCTACACCAGAGTTAACCCCGTGGAACGCTTCAGTTTTCTGGAGCGCTACCGTAATGACGTACTTGAGGTGGCCCGTGAGTGCTCAGCCCTAACGAATCCATCCGTGATTCCCCCTAGTGGTCACGAACCGGGGGCACGGCTGACTAGCCCGGAGCAGAGCCACGGTTCCCGCCTTGTGTCCAACATGGCCAACAACCTGTTGCTCGTGTTGTTCCCTCCGGGACTCCCGTTCTTCAAGTTAGACCTACGGGAGGTCGACGTTAAGAACATGGCTAAGACCATGGCTCTTCCTAATGGTCAAGACATGTATGCCGCCATGCGCACATCCTTTGTCAACATAGAGAACGAGTGTGCCCAGCAGTTTGACCTGTTGAAGTACCGTGATAAGGTCGCCCTGATACTCCAGCAGTTGATCATAGGTGGTAGCTCATGCTACCTCACACTGGCTGACACCATCGACCTGATACCTCTTGAGGACTGGGTGTGTGTCCGCAGTAAGTCTGGTGATATACTTGAGGGTATCTACCGTGAACTTACGAACTTAGGTGAAGTTGAGTATGTCCGTGCGTTTCACTACGGCAACCAGAAGAACTGGACTGTAGACCGCTACCGCGAAGATGGTACCCTAGTTGATACCGCTGACTTCTCCAAGCTCCCCATACATTTCCCTGTGTGGGACTTAGCGGCTGGTGAGGACTACGGTCGTGGCTTGTGCGAAGAGAACCTCGGTGACCTTCGCCAGTTGGACAGTGGCTCGACCATAATCAACGAGTCTGCCGCTGCACTAGCTAAGGTTATCGTCACGGTTAATCCCGTGGGTGTCACTAAACTGGAGGATGTAGCCGAGGCACGCAACACGGATATCATCAGCGGTAATGCTGGTGACGTCAGTGTCATCCAAGCGGCCAAGACCTACGACTTCTCAAGCTTCGTGAACTACATCAACGGTATCCGCCAGAACCTCGATAAGGCCTTCATGATGGCTGAGTCCATGCAGCGACAGGCTGAACGTGTGACAGCGGAAGAAGTCCGTAGGTTAGCTCAGGAACTGGAGAAGTCCCGTGGTGGAATCTACGGTCGGCTAGCCCTGTCAATCCAGAGTCCCATCGCAGAACTGGTGTTACGCAAGACACTTAGCTTGGGTAACTGGCAGCTCTCCATGAGTGACTTAGTGCCCATCATAAGTACTGGTCTTCAGGGCCTCGGGCGTTCCGTGGAACTGGAGAACACTGTGTCCTACTTGCAGTTGCTACAGATGATACCCGGGTGGGAAGCCCTGCTTAAACCTCGGGAAGCCGCTGTGAGACTAGCGACACTCAAGAGTCTTGAGGTCGAAGACCTTCTTAAGACCACAGAAGAATTATCTCAGGAGGCCCAGGCTGCATCGGTCAACGCCGCAGTCGACGCTATGGCTCCTGAGTTTGTGAAAGGAGCAATGAGAAATGGCCAAAGGTAAAGCAACCAAGGAAAAAGTTGATGCTATCATGAAGGACGCTGCAGTAGCAGAGATTCCCGCAGTGGCTCCTGCAGCCCCCGCCGCTAGTATGTCGGCTGAGGATGCTGAGAAACTAAAGGAAAAAGTCCAGAGCAACCGGGCTAATCTCAAGATTGTCGATGGTACCGACGTGGTACTCAAGACCAACGAGAAGAGTAATGAGGTGCCCAATGGCGGCTCTGTAGTGAAACTTGATCTGAGGATAAAATAATGACTGTAACAACCGTAGTAACCACCAAAGAAGAAGTTCTCGATAACAAAGCTACACCTGATGTAGCTCCCGAAACCGAATCACAAGCTGCTCCACCAGAGCTAGCTGTTGATGAACCGCAGACTCCCCCCGCCGAGGAAGCACCCTCGGATACTGAGGTGGTGCCTGCTGACCACAATGCAATCCTCCAGCCGTTCTTCGAGGAGTTCCAAGAGTCTGGCTCTCTGTCAGATGACAGCATGAGTAGATGTGCCGAGGCTCTCGGTACGACCAAGGAACTCGTTGAAATCATGGTAGACGGAATGCAGGCACGTCAGCAGGCCAGAGTCGCTGCTGTGTTCACACCAGCCGGTGGTGAAGAGGCTTACCGTGAGATGATTCAGTGGGCCTCTGAGGTATTTACCTCGGATGAAGCCCAAGCTTTCAATCAGATTCTTGACACGGGGTCTGTCGAAGAGATTACTACTGCTGTGAGTAACCTGAAGAAACGCTTCACTGAGGTGAAAGGTTCTCCACAGGTTGACCAGCAGAAAGTTATCCCGCCGACCCCAACCGCTGGTAGTTCAAACGTAAAACCTTCGTCCTCGTCCGGTGTTTCCGATGGGTTCAAGTCCTTCAGTGAGCTGATGGCTGCCCAGAAAGACCCAAGGTACGGTAAAGATGATGTCTATACAAAAGAAGTCTACCGCAAGGCATTAAATTTAATGGGGTAATAAACAATGGCTGTTACTAACTTTACTGCCAACCTTGCGTCTCTCGGTGTACAGACTACTGAAGCCGAAAGACGTGCGCTTGGTCTCAAAATTTTCTCTGGCGAAGTCATGATCGCCTATGTGGACGAAGTTCTCACTGAGGGCAAAGTCCGCACCATCACTATCCAGGACGGTATCTCTGCTCAGTTCATCCAGACTGGTAAAGTGCAGGGTGGCTTCCATAGCCCCGGCACCAGCATCACTACTCAGATCACCAAGCAGGCTGAGAAGACCATCACCATTGATGACATTCTCTACGCCGCTACTTGGTGGCCCCTTGAGTATGACCTGATTGGTCACATCGACACTCGCGCTGAATACGCAAGACAGTCTGGTATTGTCCTTGCCCACTCCAAAGATACTGCCAACTTTGCGAACATCCTTAAGGCTGCTCGTTCTGCTGCCATTATCTCTGGTGAAACCAGTGCTGGCTCTAAGATTGTGTCTGATTCCTTCAAGCTCTCTGCTAACGGTGGTGTTGACGGTGGTGCAGTTGACGAAGAAGAACTCGCAATGGCTCTGTTCAACGCGATCTTCGCTGCTTCTGAACTGTATGACACAAAGAATGTTCCCGAAGGTCAGCGCTATATGGCCCTTAGGCCTTACCATTATCACCTCCTTGTGAGAACCATAATGTCTAATGGCTTCGCTCTGAGTAACTCTCGCTACATGTCTATGGCTGCGAACATCAATGATGCTTCTCTGCCTCCGATTGCTGGCATCCAGATACTTAAGAGCAACCGTGTTCCTAGCACCAACCTCACCGCCACTGGCGATGCAAGCTCTGGTACTCCGAACACCCTGAGTTCTCTGCCTGTCCACAGCAACCATGCCGTCGACGCAAGTAAAACCATTGCAGCCATCTGGACTCCAGACTGCGTTGGTAACGTCGTTCGCCAGGGTCTCGCTTCTAAGATGGAAGAACAGCTGAGTGAACTCGGTCAGCTCGTAGTTACCTACATGCTCATGGGTGCTGGTGTACTCAGGCCTGAGGGCGCTATCGAACTGTCTCTCGATTCTCTGTCCAACTAAGGACTAACACGCGGGGTGGCCTATGGCTGCCCCGTGTTGTTTACACCATGGTGTCCGTAGTTCAACGGAAGAACGCTGGACTGTGGCTCCAGTCACGGGGGTTCAACTCCTCTCGGGCACCCTGATTATCTCAACGAAAGGAGAGACCATGGATAGACTAACAGAGCTTGAGGCTATCAACGTGATGCTGCTGGACATCCAGCGGGCACCAGTGGCCTCTGTGGACTCTATTGATATATACCATGAGGCTACCATAGCCCAGCAGAAACTGCAGCAGGTGGGCAAACGGGTTGTAGGACAAGGGTGGAATTACAATAGGCGTCAAATGGTACTCAGCCCAGACGTCAATGGTCACATCTGGGTTCCTGCTTCTGCCGTTAGTGTCTACACTGATGAGCTGACTACGGACTACATTATTGTGGATGGCAAATTGTTTGACTCCTTTGAGAATACTGATGTGTTCACTAGTGCAGTCACAGCTACAGTAGTCCTAGGGTTTGACTTCGCGACACTCCCCTTGCCCATCCAGACAGTAGTCATTGAGTCTGCGCGAGTGGACTTCTACAGTACTATGATGCCCGGTGAACCCATACCCCAGCACATTCAGACTGCACTCAGGGATGCGCTGGCGCTGGCGAAGTCTTGGGATTCCCGGCAGAAACGTAGGTCTATGCTAGATAACCTCGGCATGAGACGCCACGTCGACCGTAACTGGCCAAGGAGGTTCGGATGAAGATTAATCTACCGGGTCTCCACGGAGGCATCAGTCAGCAGGCTGCGGCTCTTCGCATGATGAACCAGCACACTGACGTCAACAACGTGGTGTGTGACGTGGTGGATGGCCTGAGGTTTCCTCGACCAGGCACCACACGTATAGCCAAGGGGCTTGACACAGGAGACGAGGGTATTCTCGGTACCATACGAACTACCGATGGATACCTCTGGGTTATCCACCGAGTTTACGTAGCGGGTGTCACCGATGATCTCGTGCTACGCAAATTCGACAGTGATTATACTCTGTTATCTACTGTAGTAATAGACGTTAGCTCTGACACGTACCTCCAGTATGGAGCTGGAGAATTACGTTTGGTCAATATACTAGACACAATATTCCTTGTGAACAAAGATGTACCAATAAACGTATCTCAGATAATTGAGGCAGACTCTGCTGAATCTGTTAATAAGCCCTACGGTTTGATTTACGTACCTCAGGCCTATGAAACTTTCTCCTTTGCTTTCACAGTGAACCTTGTGACTAAGGTTGCAACAGCGGAATTTCCGACAGCTGGCACCCCCATTAATCAGGTATTTGGAGCAGCTAGTGTACCCACTGGAACAACTGACCCAGCTGTTGTAGCAGAATTAGTGGCCACAGAAGCCCAAGGACATTACATTAACTCTATACGAACTGGTGCAACTGCAGTAATCTATCCAGATTCCTCTAGGATAGGATACGGAGGAGTTTTATATCAGGCCAAGCAGACTCACACAGCTACGGCAGACACGGAGCCTGGGGTGGGAGTAAACTGGACAGACTATTGGAGTAACTTAGGAGCTATACCCGCAACTGGTTTCTTTGGTACTTGGGTACTTGGTAATAGATACCACAACGGGAGTGACCTAATTGATGCAAGAGTTGAGGTACAGATAAGTTTAAACCCAGAATCTGGACAACACCCACTAAATGTGTACAGTGCCCTGAATGAAAGTAACCCGCTGGAAACAAGTGACCATTACTACTATGTGACTACAGCCCCCTCCTACGAGGATTTGCCACCTGTCTTATCTACTAGTCTTGCGGTGCCTAGTGGTACTGTAGACCTAAGTAGACGGATAGTATTCAAGCTGTCAGACCACTACTTCGTCAAGTTCAACGGTATAACAGGAGCATACGAGGAGTGTGCAGCCCCAGGTCAAACCTATAAGCTTGTGGCTTCTACGCTACCAAAGAAACTAACGTACAATGGTACAACGTGGGCACTATCCACAGTTGAGTGGGAGGATTACCCAAGGGTTGCCGGAGATGCCACCAGTGCACCCCTGCCAGACTTTGTGGGACGCAAGATAACCGACTTGTTTTACTACCGTGACCGGCTGTGTATCATCAGTGACAACTTCGTGGTCATGAGCAGAGCCCGTGACTACTACAACTTCTTCCCTCAGACAGCAACTGAAGTTCTCGACAGTGACCCTATCAGTGTTGCCCCAAGTTCCACTAGCTACTTCAAGATTGAGTGGGCTAAGGCCTCAGGCCGACAGCTCGTCCTTCTCGCAAGAGAGAGGCAGTATGTACTCCATAGTGGTTACGATGCTCTGACTCCTAAGACTGTGGTTATTGATGAGGTGACCAACTTCCAGCTGGCTAACATAGAGCCCCTCCTCATGGAGGAGTCACTGCTGTTAGCTACTGATAGTGGTTCTTATGTTGGAGTTATGGAATACAAGGTGATGGAGCAAGAGGCTCCTACCTATGGTGTAAAACTATCTGAGTCAATCCCTAGGTTGATAACAGCGGACTACACTAACATGGTTTATGTCGCAGGTCACTCCCTTGTTCTCATATGGAAACCCGGGACTACTGTGGTTTACACCTACAAGTTTCACAAGAAGCCCGATGGTGCCTTGACCCAGGTCGCCTGGACTCAGTGGACAATGCCGTCTAATGTGGTATCTATTATTGCCACCGATAGTGATAAACTATTGATCCTTGTGGAGGATGACAGCAGCTGGATGCTAATGGACTTAGCGGAGCGAGAGGGTATACCTCTGGATGACAGAGAGTTCTTCCCCGGGGCCCTAGAGAATATCACGTGTGACACCACACAAGCTGTGGTGGATACAGTTACCCATAAGCAGTGGGAAGTGGAATCTGGTGTAGCCCTACATCCAGACCTCGGTAATCCAGTGAATGCAGTCCGTGGTATACCAATCGTTGGTTCTGTGGAACTCAGTCCGTTCATCCCACGGGATGACAACGGTCTTCCGAGGACTGACGTGGCGACAAACATTCAGTCCATAGAGGTCAACTGGGAAGGCGGGGAACTTGAGGTGGACATTGATCGCCGAGGGTTACCAACGTACACCATGCGTCTCACCCCTGAGGAGTACACCGAGGAAGAGTGCGGTGACGGGCAGTACTATCGTGAACCGAGGCCTACTAGAGTTATGGTTTTGTTTCCCGCAGGTCGCACGACAATCACACTGAAGCACGTTGGAACTAGGTATACCTCGGTGAACAATTTTGCATACAACGTACACTACACAAAGGATAGAGCCTAATGAATTACTACATTGAGGAGTACGACCAGAGTGAACACCTGCACTTGTTGAGTCTGATGAAGCTCTCTAAGGAGAGTCAGACGGAGACACAGGCATCACCACTGTGTGACATAGGCCTATCACCACAGGATGTACTGTACGATTGTGTCATTGGTTCTGCAGAATCTTTTGTAGTCAGGTGTAAAGACTCGCGACGAATCCGTGGTGTATTTGGGTGTAGTCAGGAGATTACACCCCAGTGTACTGTGGCCGTACCATGGTTTCTCTCCGACGGATTCGAGAGAGAACCAGAGAACATCCGGCAGTTTCTCCGAGATAGCCGCCGTATAGTGGACAGCTGGAGGAGAACTAGCAAGTGTCGACGGATGTTTAACTACTGTCTTTATGACAGACGGATAATGCGCTGGTTAAGGCGGCTGGGATTTACTGTCAGCACTGCCCCAGTAAGAATCCGTGGTATTCCCATGAGAGCCTTCTGGTGGGATAAAACATAAGGAGATAACGATGTGTACAGCACATGCTGGCATCCTAATGTCAGTTATGAGTATGGGAACACAGGCCCTCCAGATACAAGGGGCCAATAGAGCCCTGAGTGCGCAGGCACAGGCTCTAGTCACAGGGGCTGTCAAGCAGGGGCGTGCGGATATCCGTGCGTTGAACCTACGCAAGACACAGACCGCCAATGCCATTACCTTAGACCAAGTGCGTCGGTATGCCCAAGGGCGCCGAGAGAGGGGTACCCTGGTATCCCGTGTGGCTGATGCTGGAGTATCTGGGGCCTCAAGTGTACGGGATGTTGTGGCCTCTGTCATACAAGAAGAGATGGACATTGGTACAATGGAAGCCCAGAAGGGCATGGCATTGGGTCAACTGGATATGGAAAAGCTTGGCGTCAAAGCTCAGGTAGAGACGCAAGTAAACAAAGCGAAATCGCTGGTAGCACAGCAGTCCACTGGACTCTCTAGTGTGCTAGGGATTATATCTGCTGGTGTCAGTGGTTATGCCAGGGGCAGTCAGCTTGAACCAAACTGAAGGGAGGTTAACGTGTGGCAAAACTAACACGTCCTAATGAACGCTATGTACCACAGCAGGAGAGCTACCGTAATCTCCCCGGCTTGAGACCAACAGCTCAGCCCGTGGACATTGTGGCCGATGAGGTTGCTGTTGATCCTACGGCTGAGAAACTTAAGCAGCTCGCTCAGGGTCTAGGGATGGCCAATAAAGCTATCGAGGACTTCTACCGTATGGAGAAATCCTTTGAAGAAACCAACAGACTTGCTGCGAGGGTCAATGCAATACAGGGGCTGGCCCCACCGGAAGGCAAGGGGTTTCTTAAGTACGGCCTTACTGAAGGTCACTATGAGGGTCTAGGGATTAACGACGCACTGACAATACGTGGGGAACTCGATGGACTCCTTGAGCAGGAACTACCGTCTACCATAAACGTGAGGAACCCACAGCAATCTCTGATAGACCTGCAGTCCAAGATTGACTCATGGATATCTGAGAGAGTCGGTGGTATGCAGGAGAACCCGGCGTACATGCGTGGGGTGTCTAATGAACTGGCGAAGTTTAAGGTGGAAGCTATGGCCAAAGGTCAGGCCCTGATTCAGGAACGCGTGATGGAACAGAAGTTTGGCATCATGCAGACTAAGACGGAGGCCCTCCTTGGTTCCCTAGGGGACGAGGCTTGGGGTGACCCACAGGTTCTACGTAACAGTCTTAGACCTCTGCTCACAGATGCTGAAGCTCTTGGGTTCGACAGAGCAGCTGGAGCCAAGGCCATCATGACGAGCCTTGAGACCATGGCCTACAATAGATTTAACGCAGCATACTCCGCCGGAGACCTCAGGTCTATGCGTGAGGCTATGCAGCAGATGAGAGCCATGATGATAGCTATTGACCTCCCTGATGAATCGGGGGTTAAACTTGGGGGCTTCACCAAAGATTCCTCTGGTAACATCAAGTGGAATCTGGCGTCAGATAAGGATGATCTGCAGGTGTCCATCGGACGAATGCAGTCGGCCTTTGACAAGACTCTGGAAACCCAGAACAAAGTGAGAGCTGCAGCAATACAGGCGGATATGCTAGTGCTTCTTCAAGAAGGGGAAGACCCCAGTAGAATCCGCGAGACACTGGAGCCTCTGTCTCGGGTTGATCCTGAGTTATACGTGGAGTCCATGAAGTTCCTGTTTGCTCAGGAGGAGAGTCAAAACTACATTAATGACACCCAGTTGGTACAAACCATGATTGCCGAGGATGCTGACATTGCTGCGATCAATAGGCAAATGGCTCTGGGAAACCTCAGTAGGAAAGGAGCTACTCAAGTGGCTAGTGCTCACATGAAACTCTTGTCTGAGAGAAATGCACTGCTTACTGAGCGTAATAAACTACAGTACTCAGCCAACATGGAACATCGTAATGAACTAGCGAGAATCGACAGGAACAACCGGGCTATGCTCGGCCAGCTCTTGGCAACAGGTGACCTATCAGATAAGGTCTTCCGCAAGTTGAACACAACTGTCAAGCTGGCGGGACACGAGTTCTCCGCCGCTGAAATGCTGGAGCTATCCGAAAGATATAAAGCCCAAGTGGAAGCTGAGGCTGTACCGCCGAAACCTACCCTGACTCCTGACGAGAAGCTTCAGGTACAGGCAGCGACACGTCTCGGGGATTTGCCTCGTGAGGCTCAGGTGTCCTATAGTGCAATGCTGTTGAACAAGGAGACCACAGAGGAAGAACTCCCCGGTATGATTCTCAAGTACAATGAGGCATCTGTACGACGGGAGGCAGCAATAGCTAAACTGAACAGCATGAACTACAAGGATGCTCAGCCTGAGCTCTACGCCATTAAGAAAGCCTCCATCGACGCTCAGTTTGCTATGGATAACCCATTTACAACTAAGGCTGAGAAACGGAGATTACGACAAATGATGAAAGAGAGGGGCAAGCAGAATGCCAGATGATGTAATTAAGGTTCAGACTGACGAACCCACTATTGATACTACGGTGCCAACAGTCGAGACCCCTGTGCCTGTCCCCGAGGACTCTGGGTTCATGGTGGCCGAAATGAATTACCTCATGACCATCCCCGAGGATGAACGTGAGGAGCTGATGCAGGACAAGCTGGGTGTCCGTCAGCTCACTCGTGCTTGGATAGCCGACAGGATTACCTCTGAGCCTAACTTCAGTGGGACATGGGAGTCAGCTCTTGAGGAAGCTGAACAGCAGATTCACCTGCAGGAAATTCCTGAGCCAGTGGAACTCACGGTTACGCCGTCGCCTGCTAGAGCTACACCAAAGGCTCCGCCTCCGCCACCTCCTGAACATTCGTGGTACGGAGAGTTGGCTAGAGGTATCGTCAGAGCCCCCATAGCCGCTATAGTTAGAACGGCGGATGCAATCCGAACTTTGCCAATAGGTAAAGCTCTTGAGGCCTTGGACTGGTCTGGGGAGAAACTCACGGGTATTGATTTGTTTACTGATGAGCAGATCAGGGAGTTCCAGACAGCTATGACTCCAGAGACTGAAGAGTACCTGATATCACTGGGTAACAGCATTGAGTTTGACAAGCAGCGTATCTCTGGGCGGTTCACCCAAGACATCAGTTCCGTACTGCTAACCATGCTTTTGCTTAAGTCTGTCGCCCCAACGGCGCAGCTAGGGACTACACTTAGCAAGGTCAAGAACGGTAGTCGAGTGATGAACGCCATCCGTGGTTTCATCAGTGCGAATATCCATGGCACAGCAGCTGTGGTACTAGCAGCCCCAAAGGGTACTGGTGTTGAAGCTGTGATGGCGGGAGCTGAGCGCATGGGGTGGACTGAGAAGGGCACTGCAGAGTCTTTCCGTAAGTACCTCGAGAGTCGCCCTGTGTGGGAACAGAAGGTGGTCATGGCCACTGATGACCTACTCGGCGGTGTACTCTTCAGCATGGTTGGTAAAGTACTGAAGGAGTCCTACAAGTGGATTTCCAAGGGTGTCTCACCTGATAAGGTTCTCCCGGCTGTTCAAAAGGTTGCTGACTCAGTTCTGGAACCGATGGCCGAAGAGTCTCATGTGTTGTCTACAGCTGATTCTGTGGGTTACAAACCCGATGCTGACGTGGTGAAGGCCCTGAGTCCAGATGATCTGTCTGGCGTACAGACCGTCACCATAGTGGAGACCCCCCTGAAGCAATTTGATGTTCCTGATGATGTCACACTGGAGTTCTTCAGTGCAGCCCCAAGGCCAAAAGAAGTTCCTTATGTGGTCGAGCGTAACCCGTTTGAGTTTGCTCAGGTAGACGAAGCCACGAGATTGACCGAACAGTACATTGCCAAGGCTGCTCCTGAAGAAGTAGCTGTAGAGGCTACTAAGAAAGTCTCAAAGAAGGTTGCTAAGAAGGCCCCAAAGAAAACCCCGAGTACTCCTAAGGGCACCACAGCTAAAGTCAAACGGGCCTCTAAGAAAACCAAGGATGTCGTGGTTGAGACTGAGTTACCTCCAGCAGAGATCGTCAAAGAGGTAGAGAACACCAAGACCTCTGATGTCATACCTATAGATGAACAGGAGTTACCACCTTCGCTCCGCCCAGGAGCTCCAGTGGAACCGTCAGTCACTGACTTCAGTGAGGCAGCCTATGGGAATCCCAGACTGGTGAAGTTCGGTACCAACTCCGGTATCGTAGTGGAGACCATCGAGGAAGCTGAGCTGCTCGGTAGTACAATCAAAGCATTCAAAGGTGACCTGAAGAAAGTCCTTAAGGACGTCCTCCCGGCTAACCACAAGTACCGCAAGGTGCTCGAAAGGTTGGTCAATAAGAAGGGTAAGGTGGTTGCCAACAGTGTTATAGATGGAATCTCTGGTGAGAACCTAGGGTCTGCCCTTGACATGATGACTCCTGAGTTCAAAGCTGGCATGAAGGCGGCCAAGGGTGACCCGGCTAAGATCGCTGAGGTTGTCCCTAAGATACTTCAGATGCGTAAAGGTAGACCTCGCGGGGGCTTTGGTGCCGACACCGTGGCTGACTTAGCTCTTGCATCCGCTAAGTACCTCATGAAAGTTCCTGTTAATCCCTTAGCAGCTGTGGGAGTAACTGTAGCAGCTGACATGGTAGACGGTAAGGCCGACCTCAGTCTTGAGGATTACCTCATGCTCACTGGCACCATAATGGCCGGTCGTTACATGTGGGATGCCATAAGGCTTTCCCGTGGTCGTTTGTCCAAAGAGGCTGCCGATGTAGTGGCAGCGCAGGTGGCCCAAGGTAATCTCGATCTGTTGGCTGTAGCTAAGACCGTGACCTCCCCTGAGGGACAGGCGGCCATCTTCACAGAGACTGTAGAGAACGTGCTGAATGCCCCTGTCAAACGGGCGTCAAAGACTATAAGCCAGATCGCTAGACACCTTGATGTTGGCGACAGTACTATTGATGCTACTGTGGATTTATCCCGTGAGTATGCTGAGGCCATGGGTGGTAAGGCCATAGGTAACCTAAGTCTAGTCAAGGACTCAGCCCTGCTGACACCTCTGACTATGCACGAGGGTATCCTTGAGGCTATCACTTTTGTCAACAATAAGCTGTCCACCCAGACTCTGACCAAGGAGGGGGCTGCTGCAGTCACACTCCGGTGGGACAGATTCATCAGTGACTACGGTGTTTCACAGACTATGGTTGGAAACCTTGGTCGCTTCATCAGTGGCTCAAGTAATCCAGAGATGACACGTCAGGCTATCATGGTGGCCCTCGATAGCTTCGAGAGAAAACTCTTTAAGACACTAGGGGCCGCAGCTCATAAGTTCGACGGCACCCTGGCTAGTGCTGCGGCATTCAACGAGAACCTGTCGAAGCTCGCGATGTTCCGCAAGATACTCAGTGGGGACTCCATACTGGACGCTGAGCGCCACGGTTCACAGTTGATTACTTCGTTGTTCATGAGACAGATACCAGAGGATATGGTACCAAGGATAGCTGGCACAGGTATGCGAAAGTACCTTAAGACTGCTAAGTCACAGGCCGCTGTGTTCAAGGCATTGATCTCGCCTAAGGGTGTTGTACCTCAGGTCATGCGTGAGAAACTCATCCAGGCTCTGGTCATGCTGGATTCCCCTCGGGGTCTCACAGAGACTGTAGTGTCTGGGGTGTACCACGCTATGCTCTCCTCGATGTCTATGTTCAAGGACTCTGTCGTTGGTAATGCCATCAGTCAGAGCTATGATGTACTACGGCACCTCGGAGAGGTTGGCCTTGGTACTATCACTCGACATGAGGGCCAGGTGATGGCTTCCAAGGCGTGGCTCGATAAGTACTTTGGAGCCTTCACGGAGGGACTGAAGAACACTAAAGCTACGCTTGAGACTGGCACTAAGGTGTTTGACCCTCAAGGAGTGAAACCACAGTACTCCCATAGTAGGGCCATTGATGTGGCCCGAGGTATGGGCGGAGGAGATGACACTGCGAATCTCGTCCTTAAGGGGATGGATCGCTTCAGTGATCTCTTCGGTGTTAAACCCGGGGAAGTCGCGCAGGCTATTGATGTCATGCCACAGACCATGAGTCATGCGGCTTACCTTGAGAAGTTCATCATTCAGGATGCCTACGAGAAGTCCCTTAGGGATACCACTAGAACTTTTGAGCAGCACTTGAAGGACATACGAACTAACCCAGAGATGCTTGCCGAGGTCTCCGAGAGAGCCTTGCTACACAGTCGTGGTTCAGTGTTCCTTGGTGCAGAACCGAAGGAGCTCATTCGTCAGGACAGCCAGACTGGAACCTGGAGCACATATCTGGGTAAAGACCCGATGACTGGTGTTCTTGAGAGTGCCAATAAGTCCCAGAAGGCTCATCCTATTATGTCACTCTTTCAGCCGTTCCTCAGTACCAGTTTGTTTGCATCCCACAGGGGTATGCGATGGCACCCCCTGACTAGCTTCATGCTGGATGTTGCGACTAAGGATGGTCTCACTAGGAGTCTCCTTACTAAGGCAGCCAAGGATGAGACCTCAAAGGCCATCAGACTCCGTATGATTAACGAGGTTGGTGCTAAGGTTGTCGCTGGGTTCGGTGTGATATGTGCTATAGATGGTCTTATGAGTTCACTGGGATACGACTACATTTCACCAATGGCGTCTCTTGATACTAAGTACAAGAACCTTGGTGTACGTATGAATTCATACTTCAGAGTGTCTGATGGTCAGTCTATGGATTTGAGTCGTCAGGATAATCTCCGGCCTCTCCTTGTAGCTTTGGATGTAACTAAGCGTTCTCTCAATGGGGAGCTTAGTCCTGAGGAGACAGGGGATGCTACGGGATTAATGCTGGCGTTTGAAGCTTTGGCTTCCTCGGCCACACCTGACGTACTGCTGGAGTTCTGGGAGCGCATGGGCAGAATCAAAGGGACATCGGAGAGCAGGGGTGACCGCATAGCTGAAGCCATGGCTGACTTCTTTGGTGATGTGCTCGCTAGAGCTGAACCTCAGTTGGTATCTCATATTCGCTCGTTCACCGATGAGTACGTTAAGGAGAGAAATCTTCAGTCAGTATTCATTGAGTCACAACCTAAGCTCAACAAGCTGGGTAACCCCGTACGTCAGAATCTGCTGTTGGCTCCTGGTAGAGAACAACAGGTACCTGTGGGTGAAGCTGAGCTCTCCCTCGCGAAAGCTGGGGTAGACGTCAGTGCCTATGGTAACCCAACGTACGGAGGTAAACGTATTGATGATCAGCTGTTAGCTAACGACATCAAAAAGATTCAGGGGGAATACGTCCAGAAGTACTTCCCCATGTTCCAGCTGGGCTCCAAGGGCCTTGCCGGTGACAAGCTGAAAGAGTTCGCTAGTGCATTCATGAATGATGCTAGGGGCTATGCCTTGGGTGATCCACGGGTCATGGAGCGGCTGGAGAAGTTTGCTCTGGACAATGGCCTAATTGAAGAATAACTTTGGAGGTTCCAATGAAAAAGATTTTTGCTTGTGTGCTTATGGTTCTTGTGGCCCTTGGTGTAGCTTACGCTGACCTTTAAGGAGTAACACATGACTGAACCTATTGTTTACATTGCTGGTGTCGATGGGGCCGGAGTCAATGACTTTGTGGTTCCTGAGATAGACCAAGCAGGTGCTCCCTACAG